AGCACGTGGCGTCCATCAGGGCACTGCGCAACGGCAGAGCTAAAAACCTTGAGTCATTCATCAAAGATGTTTGGCGTTGTCTAGTAATTTCCTTTCATGCCTCGCATACGAACTTTAGGCGAGGCTTCACTCTTAGTAAACAGAGTGACAGGAAAGGTCTTTATTCGGTGTGGCAACTCAATATTTCAATATTGAAAGCCGCAGTTTGGGGAGGAACAACCGCTGTGATCCAGCAGTTGAAGTCGATCTCTCATGCAGCGAGGACCTTTTCGCTGACAAAGGACCGGACTTGCCTTAAGGCGTTGCGACTACGTGGTAGCGCACGCTGTTGGCTTGCGTCCGGAACTTTACCGATGGCCCAATTTGCTCGGTTTGGGAGATCCTTACCAAGGGCGGACGACGTAGTCGTCCGTCGCACGCTGAAGAGGCAGGTAGCAATCCTAACTAAAGAGCCTGAGCTTGTCCCGCTCAGTGATCTTGCCGCAATTGGCTCAGCCATCGCGGCACGGATAGCACTCTTGATCGAGTGCGGTGCTCAGTTAGGATCTGCTCTTCCGCCAACATTAGGCGCAGCTTGCTACGAGCATAAGGTTAGTAAAGGAGGGTCGCTCAATGTCTACGCCAGTGGTGGCGAGTCAAAGGGCTTAGACTACTCCGATATGAACCCTATGTTTGCTCGTTTGCAATGGCAAGCTATCGCCGGCAGACCAGTGCCCAGTACACCCGACTTTCCTAAAGCCCGTGCACACGTGGTGTGTGAATACGGGTTCAAAGGAAGGTTTGTCACTGCGATGCCCATCAAGAACCTCGTCCGTGGCCATGCACTACGTAACATAGTGTGGCCTTTACTCAAAGCTGAGCCTACCTTCGCCCTCGAAGAGGAGAAGGAGAAGGCCGCTATTGAGCGGATCAAGGTCTATCCAGGTGAGATCCTTTGCAGCGCCGATCTGACGCAAGCAACGGATTACGCTTTGTTCATAGTCGCCCGAACCGTATGGAGGGCAGTAGGTGACGCTCTTGTCAAGACAAACTTGATGAGCGAAACTGGCGCAAGCAACTTAGTGGAGGAGGTGATGGCTAGCCATCTCCAGTTCCAGATTGACATTGACGACCACAAAGGACGG